ACCTTAATACAATTCTTGTTTTTTCAGGAATTGTAGGGGGTGTGTAATTTCCTAAACCATCAGGCTCACCGCTCAACCCTGTGTATGAAAGCTGAGGTGTCTTACCGCTATTTATATTGTTCGATACCGATTGTCGACCCGGAGAAATTATAGCTCCCTCAGGAAGGTCTATATTAATATTATTCCCTGAAACTTTTATATATGTACCTGAGGGAATAGGTATATTATTTCCCGCTGAATCCTGTGGTGCAGGGTCTAAAAAGCCTGAGGATTGTGCCTGCTTATCTAATACTGATATTGTTGAGCAAAAAGAAACAGCCCCTGTAGCATCTCTTTTTACAATTAAATCATCACCCTCCTCAACCTTCTGAGCGTTCTCCCCCTCTAGTAAAATATACGAGTCACTTGTGCTTGGGTCCTTTACGTAGAAGTTAGAGTATATTGTTCTATAACCCTCCTTATCAGGCTTGACGCAGAACTTATATCTTGTCGCAAAAGACGGTGCTAATTGATTTGTAGGTATCTCTACCTTTATACTGTTTTGGTCTATAGATGTAATGCATTGTGTATGTACTGTATTATCCGTACTTACTAAGGCGGTTGTAGCCCTATTAAAATCATCCATGTATATAATACCTACCTCGTAGTTTCTATTACTATGTAGACTTAAAGAGTTTGCGACAGACCTAAATCTCATATTTACATTAGAAGCTTCAAAGTATTCGTATACATTTATAGTTGGAGTAGAGACGCTGTCTACCCTTCTCATTGCAGGAAGCTGTATACTAAATGAATTATCAGTTACAGCCACCGCTGCTGTCACATAATCTCCAATACCATCACCGGGGCTAGTAGGTGACGCTACCCCTAAACCTCCAACAAACTTAGTGTATGTAGTTGCTCCTGCTGTTGTTAGAATATTTTCAATCCTACAGTTTATAATGTCCGTGAGTGTAAATCCCTCACAAGATGTGGGATTAACCGCATCATATACAGGCTTAATAGTTCCCGAGGGAAGACCCGTTCCAAGCTTCTCTTGGAAGTCAGGACTGTTAACTAATTTGTATACACCTGTAGATGTTCCATCCGTCAAAAAATCTTGAGGTAGTATGTACTCAAAATTAATATCTATAGATGGCTGCTGTTGATTTGGAGCGGGAGGACCCGGACTTGTGAATGCTGCATGAGCAAGCGTGAACTCAAAAGAAATAATAGAGCCTTGTATTAAACTTATTCCTGACAAGTCCACAGTAAAGCCACTGTCTTGAATAAGCTGTAAAGGAAAGGCAGGGTCTAGTGAATACGCAAACTGACCTATAGAGCTAGGAATGTTTAAGGAGCTTACCTCCTTTGATACTAATGAGGTGGTGTAAGAAACATCTACATCCTGACCGCTTAAATCTTTTATATCATAGCCTTCAACATAGTTGCCATACATCAGTCTGTTCCCCATTATGGTCTGTGCCTGAGCAAACCTCGGCACATTATCAAATAGTCTTAACAACTCTGAGTCAGGCAGAATAGTAAATATCTTATTACCACTAAAGTTGTAATCAAAATTAACATTATCAGCAATACCATCCCTTGACTTGTCAAATTTTTGAGCAACCTTTATTATGTTACTATTGGACTCTTTAAATAGTAAATCAAAACCCTTAACTAATGGACCCCCTGTATCCAAGGAAATTATAACATTATTAGAATCATTTTGCATTCCTTCATTTAAAAAAGAGGAGATGCTTACACTAAAAAATTGTGGAGCGAAGGCAGGCTTAGAGAATTGTGAGGTTGCTGAGTATTGGTTTCCCTCATACCTATACCTGTATGCAAAGCATAAAAACCTATCCTCTAAAAAATCTTCATTCCCCGGAATAGTGTTTAAACTTATTGTTGGAGACTCAATAGGTGGCTTCTTTATTACAAGAATCTCTTCGTCTGTAAATTGGTCTATCCCTCCCGATGGGGCGGGGTAGTATTTTTTTATATCAATAACTCTTGGAGCGTTGTAGTCGTCAGTAAAGAACAGTTGGTCCTCAACCATATCAATACCTGTAATTAAATATGTAGGGTTGAAGTTTAATGTGGTCTTTGACGTAGCCCCATTACGCTCACTTACTACATGATACGTAAGCACATCAGTGTTTACATTTAATGATACTATGAGGTCAAGCTTAGTTATAGCTCCTGCCGAGAAGTTGGGGTCGTGAACAAACCAATAGACTGTCTCACGGGTTCCATCCTCATAGACACCAATACACTTAGCGTTATTACTTAATGCGGTCCCATTAAACTCTAATGTAGTAAGCTGAGTGTTACCCTTTGAGTTCTCAACGGAGCCTATCTCTGAAGCCTCTGTTGAACCTAGTCGGACATTCAATGCGTCAACGTACTCCCCATTAGGCAGTAGCCTTTCGTCAACAGACTTGTTCATCTTGCCCGCTATAAAATGTCTCTTCATGTTAGCCATCTACTTAATCCATTTGTCCCGACCACGAAGGTTCATCAATAACCTTCCGGGGTGAATATTACTTATACGTATCTTAGCATTCCTAAGGTCTGCCGCTTTCTTCTTTCTTGCTCTGTTTACTAAATACTCCTGTGTACCATACTTTGCATTAAGAACAGCAAAGGTGATGTATGAATATATATACTCCTCAAACATCTTGTTAACCTGAACTAAGGTATCGTCTCCGCCCTCCATTCCGTCAGACACATACTCTAATATACATGACTCACCTGACATAGACGAGTCAAAGTTTATTACACCCGCGTGCTTGTCTATCTTAAATGTGGGATTAGCGTTAGCCGTCTCTGTGTTGAGTCCATAGGATGCCCCTATGCTGTAATCAAAGAACCAATAGCCATCGTAGTTGTACCCCTCTAATCCATTGAACTGACTTGCATTGTTTAGGTATATACTTCTCTGCGTGCCTGTTATCCTGTCAAAGTCTAGGTTTGAGTTCTCCTCCTTTAAAACATTTCCCGCCTCATCAAATAACATACGGTAGTTGTTGTCCTGCAGGTAGGATGTGGCACTGTTTACCTGAATGTTTTCAGTTAAAGGTCTTATCAATCCATCACGATAGAGTGATATCCTAACCCAATTCACGTAGTCAGGAGGCAAAACAAATCTCAGGCTATCAGAAACCTGTAGCTGTAGAACCTTTATCTCCTTGAACGCATCATAGTTTAGCTCCTGTATACCACGCTTCGCATGGAACAAGACCTTGTATCTCTCCTCGTTGTTTACCATAGAATGATTCCCTGAATACATCAGCATATAGTTGTTGATGATATCGTACAGAGAGATGTATTGGTATGAACCCCAATTAGCATCCTCAGGGTTACTGCCCCCATTCTCGTAGTATTGGTATTGTGTTATATATGACATTATTTTTCTTGTTGGTCATTCGTTGTTTCCTCAGTCTTTCCAAACTGAACGGCTGCCACCTCTCTTATTGACATACCCGCATACTGAAGAATCTTATTTACTAATCCCACTTGGTCATCAACCGCTAACTCAAAGTCTTGGAAGTCAGCCTGTGACGAATCAAACATCGGCTCACCATTTGTGAGTGTGATGTATGTCCACTTCGGGTCCTTAGGATATCTTATATACTGACACATAATGCCCTCTGACAATGTAGATGGATGTGTTGTAAGTATGCTGCCCTCCTGAGTGTATGCAGGAAACAACCTATTCGGTGCGGTCAGTGTTGAGTTGTTGAGCATTGTTATCTTCCCCTGAGTAACCTTCTCAAGCTCGTTCTGCTTAGGCTTGAATATAACATATGCCGCACCAAGGTTTACTAATCCATCAAATATCCCTGTAGACAGGTCGAGTGTTGTATCATTTACCACATTAGTTACAGTGGCGTATGTTGGTGATGTCGGTAAAATATTAAAAACAATATCACCTACCTGAACACCTATGCTTTTAAATGTCGCATTAACATCTATAAGCTGCGTTGCGGAGACGGTTGTTATTGTTCCTGTAGCTACTGTCGTCTCATAACCCAATACCTTATTAATAAGATAGTAGTCATCACCTGTATACAATTGAGCAGGCAGGAAAAAGGTATTGTTAGCATTGTGCGTAAGATATTTTGTCTCTGAAAAAAACTCTATAACCTCCTCATAGCTTCTCTTAATATCTGCATACCCTGTACCCGACTGACGAGCATTCTCCTTCTGTATCTGATAGTTGTAGCTATAAAAATAGTCATCGAATATATCTAGCTGTGCCTGCTTTGCAAATAGATTGAAATCAGATGGAGAGATATATCCGTAATTGTTTTTATTAAGAATAGATAGAACGGTATTTCTAACTGAGTTTATCATCTTTTATTTTCTTTACACAAAGATAAGCAAAAAAAAAGAGGGCTCGTAAAAGCCCTCCGTTTCATAGTCTAGCGTAAATATTATGCATTGATAATGCTTACAACTGCTTTTGGTAATTCAACATCATATACAGGTCGAGTCCAAGAAGTCTGTAAGGCTGCTGCAACAGCATCCTGTAAGGCTATCTGAACATCAAAAGCAACACTAGGTGCTGTTTTTACAGTAGTAGTTGTGCCGTCTAAGTATTCAATTTTACAATCGGCTCCCGTTGCCGTTGTAGTAGTAATCGTTTTAATACCATTGCAAGATACTAACTGACTCCCCGCATATGCTGTTACTGCGGTTCCTTTAACATTTAAAAATTTTTCCATTTGTAAAAAGTATTAATGGGTTAATAATGTCACAAAGATACATAAAAAAAAGGGACCCTATTAGAGTCCCTTCTTGTTTGAGTATGAATCAAACTTTCGTTATGAGGATTACAAATGTACAAATAATATGCCAACTATGCAAATCATAGTAGCTTCTCTAAGAATTTTAATGCATCAATACCCTCATCGCTTTGGAAATAGCTGACAACCGTCATGTATGGGTCGTCACCAAAGGGTACGTTAAGCATCTTCTTTTTATTTGTCGTGGTACTGAACCATACCTCCTTCTGATTCTTTCTAAATTGAAGTAGTCCTACCTCAAAAAATCTTCTCGATGTAGCCTGTAGCTTTAGCTCAGGGTCTCTTACTACGTCTAAGAAGTCCTCAGGGTAGTTACGAGCATACAGGAGAACATCTCTCTTCATCTCTGCTGTTGAAACCTTAGAGGTGTCTATACCAAAGATTACTGAAGCAATATTCTCAAGCTGTCCTAAACTTAATTGACGTGCCTCGATAAGTGCGTCAACCTCTAAGTTTAAAATCTCTACATCCTCAGATGCATCCTTCTCATCATTAACCTCCATGAATGACTTTCCATACATAGGGTGGTGGTGTAAGAACTGCTGTAATACTTGGTTTCTTTTTTCTACATGAAGGAATCCATCTTCAAATATAATAGGTTCTACAATGGCGTTGCCGTCCTGCTCATCCTCGAAGGGAGTCTTCTGATTGATAGCATATCGAAGAGGTCGGTTTACACCCTTGTCTTCATCAAACCATAGTAGTGGATATCTTTTTGTGTTGCGAGATGGTAACATAAATGTTAACGGTGCAACATCTCTTGTGAGCCGATAGCTCTTGCTTGTGTATTTTTCTTTTGTTTTCATTAGATATAATTAAATTTTAAAAAATAGGGAGTGCCCTAAGACACTCCCTGTATGGTGTCAACCTATTCTTACTCTTGGAATAAGAAGAAGTTGTTAGCTCCTAGAGTACATACCGCTCTCTCAGAAAGGAAGTTAACCTCCATTGCATCTAAGTCAGAAGTACGAGCCCCTCCTGCAGAACCTGTAATCCAAGTCTTGTATCGTCTGTCTTCAGTCTCTGAAGCTCTGTAACGTACATGAAGGAATGGACGCTTAGCGTTCTTTCCAAGGATTTGGTCATACACAGTAGTGGAACCTGCAGGTACTAATAGTCCGTT